CACGTACCTGCTGATTCGAGACACGATCGGAAGCCTCACTCAAATCGAGTGTGGCAAGACTTCCATCACGGGAGCCTTGGCGCGCGAGATCCATATTCGGACCTCGATCGAGCCAACCGAGAATACACCGCAGGAGATCATCCCTGTGAATGTACTCCGTCACCGCTTCAAGTATGGCCTGCTGTGCGTATTGCATACAGGTTGGCTCAATAGCGATGATACGAGGTGTCTTGAGCGTCTTGGGGACGGTAACAACCCTAACGGGCCGTTCCTCCCCGGGTTCGAGAACCTGCACGTCCTGCAACTCGTCAAACCAATTGAGTCCAGGATTGGGAAAGAGAAAGTCCCCCAAAGGGAACACTCGATCCAGCCGGGAGGTCCACTCCTTAAGAGTGTACTTCTTATTAGCGCTAAGCTTCTCAGCTGTCGCGCCCGGCCCATGCTTCGGGAGGAGTTCGTAGTTCCAGACCTGACGGTCCAGTTCCGAAAACAACTCCCGAAACAGCATTCTTCCAACACGGGTAAAATCAGCCATATTTTCAGCTGACAGCCCAGCGTCGGAAGCGCGCAAGTCCTGCTCACACTGGATAAATCCAGCGAAAGCAGCCTCTGTCCGTGCATCACTGCATGGGATTTCAATCTTGGCCCACATCGATGTAAATTGATGTAGAGCCGAGATGGCTGCAATGCTAGGTTCGTCCAGCAGCATACCAGTCTCGCGACAGAACACAAGATCAAGGAAACCTCCGAGAAATCGGGGGAGCCCCCGACTCCGCTGGAAACCAGTGAAGTCGTCGTGATCTACGAAGCCACGGTCAAGACCTTTTTGGAGGTCCTTCCCAAACTTCGCAAGGGATATCCCTAGAAAAGATATCCCCTCATGTTCTGTACGAGCCGTGACAGTTTTAGCGTCACGACTGGTGTCGACACTGCATCTGTCCCCCAAATCACGGAGGACGGCGTGCGAGAATGCGATCAGGCTTTTCACCTAGGCTCCTAACAGAGCTCATGGATCCCTACCCA